CTGGTTGTTTACAAGGTTATAAGCAATCTGGAAAGGTTTCATCAAGTCAACAAGAGACCTTGAGTAAGTATTTCTATCAGAGAATACAGAACCTTCTACAGGAAGTTTACATCCATACAGAGAGTTATCACCTTTAAATTGGAACTTAAGCGGACCAATATGATTTTGATTTACACCTAAGTAGATAGGAGTAATACCACCGGGGTTATTTGTACCCCAGAATGTAGGTCTATTTGGACCAATCTTTACACCACCCCATACTTGGTTAATCCAAATCCAGTCAATATGCTCACCAAAAACAAGAGTATTCTTGGTTTTATTCTTTATCAAACTGGTATTATACTGTGGTTTATCAGTAATTGTGTAGTCCTCATCCACTATTTCAGTGACAATATCACCAGATAATGTGATTTTTGTGAGATGACCTACCCGTCTTTGTGACTTCCAATATACTGTGGTAACTCTAAGAAGGTTAGACATACCCATATCCAGGTAGTCTTCATTCTCCATCATGATCCAGTTTACAATATCACCTCCATATTGAGCACTGTCCCACATAGAAGTAAACTGTCTGTAACCAAGTGAAGGCATGTTTGTATTCCATGCATGTGACTTAGTACCATCATAGTATGTACCATCATTCTGATAACCCTGGATAGGATAACCGGCAGATCTTACAGGATAGATAAGTTCAATTGATTCCATTTGCTTATCTGTCATCAACCAACCATACTTGTCAATAACATCAGCAACAGTCATCATATCATACTTACCAACCCAGTTACCGTCAGAAATGTATCTAGTCTCTGGAGCTTTTTGATAGAATGTAAGTACAGGATTCCACAATTCTACATCATAGTCATCCTCCATCATTTTAAAATGCCAGAATTCTCTATCAGCAATAAGGAGGTCACGGAAACCACGCTCCTCTAATTCATCTATGTGAAAACGTTCAGTATCAACTCTGTGCTGATGTTCTGCCCATTGCTCAACCATTGAGCGGTAATCTTTCTGATAAAAAGCCTCAATTTCAGGTAGGCTTCTTAAAGATTCTGGAGATGTTTGTTCCTGAAACTCAGGGCTTTCTGGGTCTGCACCCATCATTATCAATCTCTCAGTAATCTTTCTTTTAGCATCACCAACCAGTAATTCTTCTACTTCAGCTTTCTTTTGCTCCAACATTTCATTGTAGGAGTATTCATCTACAGCACCATAAGTTACTCTAGTAACTCTTTTAGAAAACTCAGAAGTAAGAGTATTAACTACATTAGGGATAATAGGATAGAACTTAAGTTCCAATGCAGATGCATCTTCTTTTGTAAGAGTATCAATTAAATCAGCATACTCATTATCCTCCTCAATTACATAGTCTGTCCTATCAATAATACCCTTAGCAAGTTTGTAGTTCTTCATGAGGCGTCTAGCATTTCTGCGTACCATCTTCAATCCTTGCCACTCCAGCCAGTCTAAGCACCAAGCTGCCCAATCTTCATCTTTTTTAGATCTAGGTAAAAATTGAATAGGTTGATTAAGAGTACCCATTTTATTGTACTCTGTCTTGGCACCTGCCTTAACTTGTAGGGCGTTATATACTTGCATATTATCTTAAATTTCTAAACGATTGTTTTGGAACCTTCATGCCAAAAGTATTACCAGATCCACCAATATGGCGAAACGGGCTCCTAATTAATTTACTGAATTTATTGGAGTTATCCAACTTTTTTACATTGTCGGTTTCCTCATATCTCTTTTTATATCCCCTGTTTGCCTGCTGTACTCTAGCAAAGGCAATTAATGCTGCAAATGATACCAGTCTATCCACGTTTACTCCATCTCTATACTCCATCATTTCTTTTAAAAGCATAGGGTCTGGTATCCTTTCTATACCATAGGTAGTTCTTACAATCTTACCTTCTGATGTAACTTCCTGGTCTAGCTCTTCTGTCAAGAAATCAATAGCGTAGCTAATCATGTGACTCTTAAATAGAGTACCGGTGTTTCTCCAACCATATTCCTGGTAAACATTAGCATTAGCCCCTATATCTTTTAGGAATAATATCTGAGATCTAGGTACTAGATATTTCTGCTTTTTCCTGTCAATCATATAGGTAATAAACTGCGGGATGTTATTTTCAACTATTGTCCACGCATTATACCACTCTATAATCATTTCAAGTCTCTCATGTGTCTTTTTAATATCATCAAAACGACCACACCAAGCAGCTACAATTTTATCTCTTTCTATAAATGTCTGTATCTCGGAACCATTATTCTTGGTAACTTCAACCGGAGTCTTGTAAACATATATGGAACACAGTGATTCTGAGGTAGTTGTCTTACCTTCAGACACAGGGTCAATAGATGCATAGTACATTCCAAACTCTGGATTCTTAACCGGTCTCTCCCATACTACTAAAGTACCTGTTTTATCCTCGGTGTTTTTAGTAACCGGGAATTCCATAATAGGTAATTTACTTGTAGTCTCTACTTCAATCTCACCCTTTATATTTCTATGAATGTCTAAGAATTCATAAGGATACAGTTTCTCATCTATCCTATGTATCTGCCCAGTAACTAGGTGTGCAGGAAACAATGACAATGTTCTAAAATCAAATGCTTCTTTTATATTTCTAGGATGCTGGGCATTGACCATTGCTCTGGTATAAATAGCCCAGTAGTACCGATAGTCCCTTTATCATCAATTAGTGTAGATGGTACAGCATATATATCATTTGCTTCAGGATGAAGAATTAGTTTTTTGAGAGGATCACACTGACTCAAGTCACCGACAGAACCAGCCGCTATAAAAGTACCGGTAGTAATCATACCGGATCTAAGAGCTGGTCTTAGGTATTCATAGGTCTGATTCATCTTAGGGGCAATCCCGGCTTCCTCGTGAAAGAAGTATTTAGTAGGACCACCGACACCAGTAGTTGGACTCTTTTCAAAAGACATTGCTTGGATTACACCCTTAAGACCTATCTCAGTCTTTCTCTTTTGACCCCCTACAAAGTTAGATATCTCAATCTTCTGCTGCCAGAACATTGTTTTATTGGGGTTCATCGGTCTATACCAAGCTGTATGTTTATTCAGGAATGACTCATATTCATTAAGAAACTTCCAGCTACCCTTCTCATTTATGTAGTCCTTAAGACTAGCTCCCATCTTTAGGGTAACCCCTTCCTCAAACCATATCTGATTTATGAGTTTACCGCAGTGGAAATAAGAACTAGCAATCTGACGTTTCTTTAAAATAGCACAGTGCTTATAGTCTAGCTCAGCAAGTATCTCATAGAGAGCCATGTGGTACTGAGCATCTCTAACATCAGCAAAACCGTACTTCTGAGTCTCTTTATTAAAAATGGGCAGGAAGTTTAACCACATGTAGTAGTCACGGCTGATGTACCAATTTTTGGTACCTGACTTATAGATTACACCCTTTCTACATTTCTCTTTCTCTGTTTCCCAGTACTTTATAAAGTCTTTAGTTCCAGCTGGTGCTGTGCAATAAATTCCGTTTTTATTAAACAGTCGTGCTTGTTCATTAAACAGTTGAGATACTTCATCAAATTCATATTCCCCAGGTTCTTTAAAGATTGACAGGCAGAATTCATAGAAGTGTTTTCTACTTTCAAAGTCTGTGTAGGTCCATTCTCCATTATCAAAAGTGGGTATATGTTCGTAGATTTCAGTACTCATTTAATAGCTTAAGTATCTCATTTAGAGCCTCATGTCTATGGTTCTCTGTAAGAATAATTTTATTTACAAAGTGTGATTTTTCTATTTTAGGAATATCATGAATAGCAGATTCACTCTTTATCTTAAGGTCTATCTGCTGCATATCCCCAGTGAAAATCATAATAGAACCCTTACCTAATCTACCTACACACATTTGTAACTGTGCTTTAGTTAAGTTCTGAAACTCATCTACTATGCACACTGCATTCTCAAATGTTCTTCCTCTAAAGTGACTAAGAGATACTAGTTCTATGTGACCTTCCTCTTCCATCTTATTTAAGATGTCTGGTTTATCATAGACCTTTCTCATATTAGACTTAATAGGCACCAACCAGGGTTCCATTTTTTCCTTCTCAGAACCAGGAAGAAACCCATTATCTTCAGTAGATACTGTAGGTCTGGTTATAATAATCTTATTTACTTGCCTTTTGAAGTAAAGATCTAGGGCAATTTGCACTGCCACTAAAGTTTTACCGCTACCAGCATACCCTATCAAGAAGTTATATGGCGTACTGATAATCAGTTCTTTAGCTCTCTTCTGCTCTTCTGATAAAGTTATTGAAAACTTTATCTCTCCCTTAGGTGGGGTCTTTTCAATATTTGTCTTTGCCATACTATAAAGATAGGAGTTATCTCACATTCTCAAAGAACTTCTTTGTCAAAAAACCTATAAGGTAACCATATGCTTCATCTGTGTCTCCATTGTGTGGCATACCTATTCTTTCAAATGTATACATGCATACATGTGATAGCTCATGTACAAGTGTAGCCATATCATCAATATCATTTTCATCAAAGTGAGTAAGCCTGATAGCTATCACACCATTCTCATACATGGCAGTCCTGGCCAAATTAGTAGACTTCATATCCATAAAAGGCTCCATGTACATTTTAAGAGCAGGACTTTCTAATGATGGTATAACTCCATGTTCTACTAAAGCTAGGACCACATCTTCCTGATCCTGTTCAATGCTAACTAATACATTAGCATTGTATATCTCTAAATCAATTACAAAGAACTTCCCATTATAGCTGGTCGTATGCAAGTCCTTGTCCTCCTCTGACTTGACTTTTCTGCTCGTCCTGGAGGTCTTTGAAGGCACCTTTGTAGCTCTCGCGGATCTGTTGAAATTTTGCTGCTGCACTGACAAGTGAGTTAATGTTTCCATCTCTACCATGTGTTATTTCAGTTTTTTCCATGTAAGTTGCTAGTTTATCTAGCATTTGTTTAATACCTCTGTATGCTCTTGATGTAGGTGTCTCATACATATCAGAGCAAAACTTAAGGGCTCCAATTATATCTGGATCATCAGTAGAAAAGTCAGCATCAATCTCAGCTAAAATTACTTCTTCTTTATCAAGTTCAGAAATGTTAAAAAAGGGATTTGTATCAGGATTTGGACAGGTCATATAAAATATATACTGGTATATCTTAAGGTAGTCATCCGGATGGTTATCCATTATTGCTCTTGGCTGTAGTCTATAACTAAGAAAGCGTAGCCTTCCATATCATCTGATACCCTTTTAATAGGGATCATTGGATTAAGCTGAAGGATCATTTAGATAATTGATTATAGATATGACCTCTGTTTTTAAATAAGGTAGCTCATATCTCTCAACATTTTTTATAATAGGGTGGCCTTCTAAGTCTAGTCTATGGATTTTGTTTCCCTTAGCATCAAGACCATCATCTTCAAATATCACATGATCTAGACAAAGCTTTCCTGGTTTTAGCTTTGGGTTGTGCTTTAAAATTATATAGAGGTATAGACTAAGCTGAAGAGCATAGTGATTATAGTTACAATCATCAAGATGAGATACTGGATGAAGCATCTTTTTAGATATGCCTTCCCAGTTTTTGTACGATTCCTTCTTGATCTCTTTATTTGTTTTGTAGTCATAGATATCAACTCTGCCATTAACCACCTCTA